TTTAAAGGCTTCTGCGGCCGCTTGGCGGTCACGATACTCAGATTCAAACCTCGTCCACGTGCTGTAGATTTTTGCGGCGTGCTCATCGATATTAGCGATAAGGCGAGTTTGGGTGTCGGCTAAAAGTGCAGTTTGTTTTTCTGATGAAATTTCCCAAGTCAGCGTATCAAGATTTAAAACATGCGCGGCACTGGGTTGAGGGTCAATTAATACAGGGTTGCCCGTTTTGTCTGCGATGATTTGCTTGCCTTGAGATTGTCCGTTGATTAGCTCAATATATTTATCTTGGCTAATTTCCACCGCGGCTGCTGGCACAAACCCACCATAAGAATCGTCAAAAAATCCGTCTTTAAAATACATTGTCATTATTTCCATCTCCCTATTGCTAAGAATTGCAAACGGCACGCCCCTTGGCCAGGATGGCCATGTTCATAGTTGTACCAATACAATGTCGTCCCAGTTGATTTTGTTAATATATTAATTCCAACATCGTGGTAATCTTCAAAGGATGATGTTATATTCCCCCAAACTAACGGTTTCCCGACAAATGCAGTCGCCCACGTTAATTGCTTTTGCCCTGTGCCTCCAAGCCCACTGTTTACCCCAAAAACATCATAAAAATCTACAAAGTAGGTTTGTATCATCGTCCCATCTGGATATTTTCGAATCTCAAAGTTGCCGATTTTTTGATAGGTAAAATCAGTATCAAGCAATATATTCCCATTCTTTCTTGGTAGGAATGCAACATTTATATTTGAACCATTGCTTTCTCGGTAAGCAAATGTCAGCATATAGCCACTACCGTGTGGATTGCCTTCCACTCGAACATATCTTGCGGAACTGTTTTTGATGTTAAACCCAGCATAATCACCATTTTCGAATAACGCACCAGGTAAATTCAGATGCTTATTGCAGTATAAATCATGCTCTCGTAATGCAAATTCGGTATTAAACGCATAGTTATACAGCAATAAATCTTCACTTGTACTATTTCGGAAGCCCACCGCAAACTTATTGACACCATTACGTTGCCAACGCAAAAGAGCATCTTCTCTGTTAAGATTTAAAATCCCCGTCATCGTATCGCCCGATTTAGATACTCGACCATTCGCATTACTATTGGCATTATCTGCGGCTGTTTTTGCTTCCACGCCTTTGTCATAAGCAGTTTTAACCGCTTTTGATGTTGCTACATTATTTTCGTCGTTGCTATTGACTGCGGATGATCGTTTGTTAAGAGGGATATAGTTATTTAACGCAAGTTGCACCGTCGCAATCAGTTGCGCGAGTTTTTTCCCCGCTTTTGCAGTGAGTGCAAGAGATTCACTTTCAAGGCCTGTGTCGTTGGTGAGTTGGACTATGCCTTGTTGTGAGGTGCTAGCTTTATTAATTTCGTGGGAGTGTCCGCTGTCATCAAATCCATTTTGTGTTGTAGCAGTGATAGTTTTTGGTGTCATTTGTTGGCGAGTCACAAAAATCACACTGTTATCGATGGATAATGTTACCGCACTAGAGGATTCTACTTTTAAGATCATCCGTAGTACTTGGACTTTACCACTTCCGCTACTTTCTGTCGGTTTAAAACTTTCAGGACAGTTTGCGTAGGCAATGAGTTTGTTTTGTGCGTCAAATACGCCCATTTCTCTTATGTAAAAACCGCCGACATTTTCAGGGATGGTTAATTCAACGATCACCTGTTTATTATTGCGAGGGTCGAGAGAGACGGCACTGACTGGCGCACTGTGCGTTTGGTGTACGAGAGCTGTTGCGCTCGCCGTTGGTGTGACCGCCTGTCCATTGCCATCACCCACAGCAAATTTGGCGAGTTGCAACGGTTGCCCTTGGCTTAATGCGTGCGCGATAGCACGTGTTCCGTAGTCGGTTAATATTGCAAAATATTGTGATGCCATAAATATTCCTATTGTGGATATACAGTGATGATTTCACCGCATTGTTGACCAATAAAGGTTCTGAGTGCCCCTGTTGGTGAGATTGCGATAGCGAGCTGATTGAGATGTCTTGAGACAGGTTTAACATCGTTAATAAGTCGCACGAGTTCGTTATAGGTTTGTTCATTCAAGCCACTTTCAGACACTTCCACGGTTAAGCTAAATGTTCCTGGCGTGCCTTGTGGGTTGGTTTGAAACCATTCTTTCAGTTCAATGAGATAACCTATTGGCTCAACCACACGTTTTACTGCGCCAATTGTGCCTTTGTGTTTGTGTACAAAATAAGATTGTTTAATCGCAATGCGTTTAACTTCTTCTGTCCAGTTTTCATCCCATTTGTCCACCGAAAATGCCCAAGCTAAATAAGGCAGTAAATCAGCAGGGCAGCGTTCAGGATTGATTAAATCTGCAATAACAATGGGATTTTCTACCGCACTTTTTAGAATTTCTGCCGCACGTTTTTCTAATGGCGTTGAGCCTATCGGCAGTAAATGATTAGTAATCATCACTTGTCACGATCTCCAAATTAATTGCCGTGCAGTAGGCTGATTTTGAGCTTGGTAGCACAATGTCGGCGGTAGGCGAGATAAGTTCTACCCGTTGTACACCTTCCAAGTGTAATGCGGCATAAATACCCGATAGGCTAATGTCTCGCCCTAAACGGTGTTTTTCTTCGGTGTAAGCCGTCAATTTTTTTAGAGCTGCAGCTTTGATTGGCTCGTATTCAGGGCCACGATAAAGATGTAGTTTGGCGCGGATTTCGTAGGATTGGATCACCGCACTTTGTACAATAACGCGGTCGCCAATAGGGCGGATGTCATCATCGTTAAGTTTTGCCCGAACAACATTTAAAAGGTTTTCGTTTGCTTCACCTTGACCATTACGGCTTAAAATCGTGACGGTGACATTAGCGGGCTGTGGTGATACCACCGATACATCTGCAACATCAGGGTGTGCAGAGAGCGCGTGGAAGATATAAGCAGAGCGAGGACCCGCCACAGAAAGTCCTTCAAAGGCTAATTGTGTGCGCAATCTTAATGAGGTGTCATCTTCTAAAATTTCGGGGATTTGAGGCGTAACATTATTATTCGCCTCTTGAATGACTTGTCTTTTCACATTGTAATTGGCTGCAATCACATCTAAATCTGAACCGCTTGCATAGGCTAACATTGTGGCTTTTGCCGCATTGTTGATGCGGTTTCTTTCCATTAACTGTAAGTAAACCACTTCTTGTAATAATTTCGTGATAGGTTCACTTTCTAAACTTAATCGTGCTTGCCAAAATGCACGTTCATCTTGTGGGAAAAGTGTGATAAATTCAGCTTTTCTGTCTGCGAGCAAACTTTCAAAATCTAAATCTTCTAGCACTTTCGGTGCATCTAGTTTTGATAAATCGACTAATTCGCTCATTGTTTATGTCCTAAAAATAGTTTTTCGTTGTGCATTTCTTGGTTATCTTTACGACTGCGTGCGACATAACTTGCCACAATGCCACCTTCAACCAATTCAGGTTTAAATTGTGTGATTTGTACTCGTGGTTCCCAACGATTAATCGCTGTAACAGCGCAAGCCGCCAGTTGTAATAACAATGTGTGGCTAATTGGGCGGTCTATTAGCATTGGGATTAAGCTGCCATATTCACGCCGCTGAATGCGCGAGCCAACAGGCGTTAGCAAAATATCGGCAATGGATTGTTTAATGTGGTCGCTTTCGTTTTTTAATGTTTCGCCAGTGTATCGATTCATTATTCTGGTTTTCCTGTTTTACTTGGGCCACCTTGTACGCCACCGTGTTTATGGTTAATTTGACTGATTCCCCCTGCTGTCATGTCGCCAGTACTTGTTACACTTCCTTCAATTTTTACATCGCCTTTAATTTTTACTGTCGGGCAAAAGATTTCGATTTGTTGGCTTGCGTTGATAAAGGCGGATTTAATTCCGAAAACATTTAGTCGTCCGCTTGCCTGGTTGTATTCAATTATCGCGCCGTCAGCAAATTTAATTACGTGTTCATCTGGCGATTGGCTTGGGCTGTTTTGTGTATAAAGCCCGACTAATATGCAGGCAGTAGTAAATTCGCCACTAACCGATAACATCACACATTGTTCGCCCACAGTGGGGGGCGACCAGGTTTTGGTTGTACCCGCTCGAAATGTAATAAATGGTAAAAACTCTGTCAGAATGTCACCGCTCTTTACGCGAGCACGTGCGGTGGCGTGATTCACTTCAGCAATCACCCCAAAGCGGATAATGTTGTCGAGTTTTCGTTGTAATTCGGCAGACATAGGCATTCACAGTTAAAGAAAATGCCTTATTGTTGGCAATATTGTGCGGTGTGGCGAGTGGGGGAGTGTGTGGAATAATAGGTAACAAAAAAGGGCTTTCGCCCTTTTATTATGCTCTGTCCCACATGGAACTCCGCGCTCTTGCTTGGCGTTGGTTTTCGATGCGTTGTATTTCTTTTGCCACTTGCTGTGCAATGGCTCGTTCGTCCATGCCTTGTGCGGCATTGATGGTGATATTGATGCTCATTGGTTGGCTGGATTGAGTCATCACTGGACGAGCAGAAATGGGCGCACGAGTATCAACTTGCACAGGTGCTGCAGTCGCAACGCTGATACCTAAACCGCCCGCAATCAGTGCTTGTTTGCCGTAATTAAGGGCGTTGAGCGTATTGATGCCAAGGCGTGATGTGGCCTCTTTGGTCATCACGTATTCGCCACCGTGGAATATACCTTTTGGTTCAAACTTACCGCCATTTCCTGCATAGCCGCCTGACCATTTGTTAATATTTGGCACGTTGTTTTCTGCATTGTTTGTGACATTTGCAATATTTTGTTTTGTTTGTTCAATTTGTTTTTCTGTATCTTTAGAAAAGCCGAGTTTTTCTTTGATCCAATCCACAGTACTGCTAATGGCTTGTTGTACATTTTTAAAACTTTCGAGTACGCCATCTTTTAGTTTGTTCATCATATTAGAACCGAAGTTTTTTGCTGTATCGGTAATGCCTTCCCATTTTTCACGGAAAAACTCCCCAACTGAATTTGTGATTTCTCCCACTTTGGCACTTAATACGTTCCATTTTTCTGTAACAGAATTAACAATGTTTTGCCAAATTTGCCCCGCTTGTTCACTTAACCAGTTCCAGCCCTCAATGAGTTTTGCTTTCACTTCATCCCAATTTTGCCAAAGATACACTAATGCACCAATAATTAAGGCAATCACAGCTAGAATTGGATTGGCTAACATAGCTTTCCCTATACCCAAAATGGCAGTTATAGCAACTTTCCCAACCCATAAAAACGTTGAACCCAATACTTGTAGCACAGGTGCAACTAAAGACAAGGTGAAAAGCAAAGGTGCAAGAGCCATCAATGCCACACCAGCTATGGCGGTAAACTTAACTATTGTAGCGATTGCACCTTTGTTTTGGGATGCAAATTGAGCTAACCATTTGACTGCTTCAAATACGGTTTGACCAAAATCCCACAATCCTTGAATCACTTCATTGATAACTGTGCCAATATCTTTCGCCCATTTTTTTAACTCACCATTCTGTTCAAGTTCATCAAATTTCTTTAAAAGAAATTGCAGCTTATCTTTAATCCAATCAAATGCGCCATTTTCCATAATTTTCATTTGGAAACTTGCCCATACGTCATCAAGTTTTGCCCAAATACCTAAAAGCGTTTTTGATTGTTTTTCCATTGCGCCAGAATATTTTTCATTCCAAATACGTTTGAGCGTTTCTTCAATTTGTTTTCGGTTGTTTTTATCTACACGTGCAGATTGTTGTTTGCCATTTTTATCCGTATAAGTATATTCGATAAATTTTGTTCCTTTTATTGCACTACCTTTAATCCCAAATTCTTTCAAGCGTTCATTTTCACCTGTTACGGCATCAGCAATTGCCTCTACTGCTTGCATAACTGGTTTTCCCATTGCAGAAGCTGTATCGCCTAATGTTTGCAGTAATCCGTTTGTAGGATCCATGCCGTAAGCGCGCAAACGCACAAAGGCTTCCATTGCTTCATCAAGGTTGGCTGGAGTATCTACAGCAAATTTTTTCACCCAATCAAAACTTTTCTTGGCTTTTTCTGAACTGCCTTCTGTTACCTCTAAAACAGACTGAAATTGCTCAAATTTACCAGCAACTTGCGCCATTTCTACGACACCTCGACCCATTGATATGATCGGTTGCATTATTTGTTGTCCGCCAATAGATGCTTGTACCCCTACGCCTGCAATGTTTCGTCCAGTATTTAATGCAGATGATATTGGAGCTTTAATACGAGCAAATCTTGCTTGTGCTCGTTCAACTAAAGCAAGCATACGCTGATGTTTTGCTAATTTATTATTTGCTTTTTCAATATCTGCCGATAGTTGTTTTTCACTTTGCGCAAAGTGCTTGGTGCTAAATCCCGCTTTGTGTAGTTGTTCTTGTATTTTTTTTAGTTGTTCTACATGGGGTTTATATTCTTTATTAATCTTGTTAATTGTTTCTTTCTCGCCATCAAGGGCTTTTGTTGTGCTTTTTACGGCTTT